CTTCTGATCGTTGAGCGCGTCCTTCGCGGTCTGGACGTTGGCGCGCTCGGTCGCGAGATCGGTCTGGAGCTGGCCGTTCTCGGACCAGAGGAACGTGATGATCACGCCCATGACGATCATGACCGCCGCGACGCCGGCGAGGATGTAGCCGTTAAGCCCCATTTCCGGCCTCCCCTTTCGGGCGGCACTGCCGCGACCACCAGTCCACGCCGAAGGCCGCGCCGGCGAACATGAACACGGGCACTGCGAAGATCTCGATTACCTTGATACCCTGGCCGATATCAGCTCCGGTGAAGGAGGCGACCATCGCCGCGATCGCCATCAGCCACAGGCCGGCGAGGCAACCCCAGGCGGTCTCGCGCTTGAAGGTCTTGCCGCTCATGGCGCCCACGGCGAATAGACGCCGTCGTTGTAGACCAGCGATTCCTGCCGGTTCCCCGTCGGCTTCAGACTGCAGTGAACCCAGCCGCTCGACGGCCGACCGAGGTCATGGCATTCGAGGATAAGCTGGTCATAGGTAAGGTTGCCGTAGATCCACTCGGCGAGCGTCCTGTTGGAAATGCCCGGCACCTCGAAGTCGACTGCCTGTCCGCGGCAATGCTGGGACAGCGGCGATCCGCCAATGGTCCGGTTGAGCTCCGCGCACCGGAACCAGGACGACGGCGAGAACGGCACGCCGAAATGCGCCCGCACCGGCTCCAGGATGCGCGTCGCCACCAGCTGCATGGCGAGCAGTTGGTCGCTGTTCGGTTCGTTCGGGATACCGAGCCGGATGGCTGTCTGCGACTTGGTCGCTTCTTCCAGCGTGAAATGCGGTGACAACCTCATGCCCTGAACCCCAAAAAAGCGCCGGGCGGCGCAATTCGATGAGGCTTCAGAGTGGTCTCAATTGAAGGGATCAATAAGGGCGCAACGCTGCGCCCCGGCATCAGCTCGCCTTGTCGAACATGTCGAGCTGGCGATCCGGTTCCTTCTCGGACACCCAGTTTTGCACCGAACGGCGGCTGGCGTGCAACTCTTTTGCAATGCGCTCCTGCGACCAGCCGCGGTTCTCTCTCAGCCAGACGGCGAGCGCCCGGCGCGCGGCCGGGATCTCGATGCGGTCATCGGCCATTTCGGCAACGATCGCGCGGGCGGCGTCCAGGCCGACGATCTTCTCCAGCTGCGACCCCTCCGCCCGCTGCGGGATCCTGAGCCGGGATCCGCCGTGGCGAAGCGCCAGCTCGATCGCCGCGTCGATACCGGCGGCGTCCGCGATCTGGTTCAGGGTGTGCGGGAGGTGAAGCTTCATTCGCCGGCGCCGAACAGGTCACCGACAGCCTTGCGGCCGCGGCGGGTCTCGCCGGCGTTCCGGCGCCGGTGCGGAGCGTCGTGGAGGTTGTGGCAACGCTGGCAGAGCGCCTGAAGGTTCGCCGGGTCGTTGTTCCGGGGATCCTGATCGAGATGCGCGATCGTCAGGACGATCTTGACGCGATGTCCGCCGGAATACTGATCGTCGAGAATCCAGCCGAGCGGCTCGCCGGTCGTGGCGCAAAAGACAGCGCCGCTACCGGCGAGCATGTAGGTTTCGCGATCATAGGGACGATCGACATACTCGCGGTCCGGCGCGTTGCACCGTTCGCAGCGATGGCCGGCGCGCTCCAGGATCGTCTTCCGGATCGCTTTCCATTCCTTCGAGACGGGCGATCCGCCCGGATAGAGATGACGGTTCTCTGCCTTGATCGGCATCACTCCACCCTCCAGATCGTGACCAGGCAATCGAGGTCCGAATCGTAGACCACGCGGAATTGCTCGCCGCCGAAGCGGTAGCGAAGCCGGTAGCGATGCTGGCCGGGCGTGATGAAGGCCGGGCGGGCAAGCCGGGCGAGATCCCGGAACCGGTCCAGATCCCGGATGCTAAGGCCGAGTTGGCGCTCGGTGGCGCGGCGGACCAGGTGAACCTCGGTATCGAGACGGCGGCGGAGGTCTGGGGTCATGACTTCTTCCCCCGGATACGCTCGCCGAACTCGCGGATCAGCACGTCCTGCTCGGCCGGCGCCAGCTGGGTGACGGCGATATCCCGGCCGATCTTGAAGCGCCGGGCGGCGAACCGGTCCAGCGCGGTCGGGTGATCGATATCGACCAGGCCGAGCTTCGCCATGATCTTCCACTGCGCCTCGAGGACGCGCGCGCGCGGCCGTTCGACGGGCGCGCCCTTGACCCTGGAATAGGGATCCCAGCAGACACCTGCCTCGCGGGTGAGCCACTCCTTCAGCGCCTCGATGACTTTCGCCGCGGCCGGCGTATCGAGCCAGCCGAGCGCATCGACGCCGCCGGACTTGCCGCCGGTGACCCGCTTCGCGAAGGCTCCGAGAGCGGTCTCGGAGGCATCCTTGATCACGCCGAGATGGTATCCGGAGATCCAGAGCGCGCGGATCTTCTTCGCCTCGGCGCCATCGGCCATCGGGCGGCTGCCGGCACGCGCCGGCGTAGCCCGCTTCGGCCGGAAGCCGAGGCTCTCGAAATGCTTCACCAGGTCGACGAGCTGATCATCGCGGAGTTCGGTGCGGCTCCGCTTGGCATAGCGCAGCTGCAGGATGTCGCGGAACGATTCGTCCTCGATCACGAGATCCTTCAGCGCGATCGAGATCTTGGCGTAGAGCGCGCGGCGATGGTCGCCGGCGGGCTTCCTTGCGGTCGCGCTCATCGCATATCCTTCCAGATGCGTTTGAGGATCGGGTCGCCGGTGTAGTTCGGGGTAAATACGAACCATGCATGCGCCGTCGGCATGCCGGAGCCGGTGCGTTCCGCCGGCGGGATGGTGAACAGCCAGACCTTGGCGCGGTTGCCGCAGAGCTGAACGCGCGCCGGCGGGCGAGTGTCGAACCACTCGCGGCGATCGTCGCTCTCGTACCAGGCGAAACGCTGGAACGAGATCACCTCGCGGGCGCCGAGCTCGAAGGCCCGGTCGACGAACTGTGCCGCCTTCGAGAAGGGCGGATTCATGAAGACTGAAAACGTGCGGCGGAACAGGTAGGCATCAACGACGTCGTTGGCCTGGGGCCCGAGGAAATCGACGCCGGCGAGACCGGTCCCCCAATCGTAGAGATCGGTTTCCAGGATGTGCCGGTAACCGGCCTTGCGGAGCGCACGGCCGAGGATCCCGGTACCGCAGCAGGTATCCCATACCACGCTGCCGCTGAGCTGCTCGACCTTAAGGATGGCGCGCGCCGCCCAGGGATCTGTCTCCCAGGCTTCCGCAGCCTTGGCCTGCTCTTCGAGAGAGGCGAAGGCTGCGGCCGGTACGACCGGCAGGTGATCGATCAGGGCGAGCTGGGTCGTTTCCCGGAAACCGGTCATGACGCCACCTCGGCCGAGGCTTCAAGCGGAATGAAATGTTGGCGATACCGCGCCACGATCAAGGCGTTCTCGATCCGCCCGAAAAAGGTCAAGTTCTCGCGGCTGTGATCCCAGGCGGCCCCCGGCGCGCAGACCATGCTGTTCAGGCCGTCAGCGCCGATGGCGCCAAGCGTGCGGGCTACATTCCAGATGGCATCCAGGGTGAACCGGTCAACGACAGGCTCCGGACGATAGACGCGGAATTCCAGCAGTCTTTCGGAGAGTGCCCGGTAACGGATCGGCGCCGGGCATTCCCTGAAGGGAATGGCAACCGGCGCGCTGACCGGCCCGTCCTCTCCGATTTCGAAGTACCCGTAGATCAGCGGGCGGGACTTCACGCAGCAGTGCCAGCCGTGGACCAGGTAGAGCATGTCCTGCAAGGTCCGCTCGCTGATCCCGAAGCCGCGACGGTCACATTCGTCGAGGATCGCGTTCGCCAGGCTGCACGGGTCGAGTAGGTCCACTCCGAAAGTCTGCAGCTTCGGGATCATCGCTCAGTCCATCCCGAGCGCGCGTTTGTAGAGGTCGATCAGGTGTTCCTGTTCCTGCCGGTCCGCCTTGTCGAGCTTCCGGAGCTTCAGGATTTCCCGCAGGATCTTGACATCGAAGCCGGTGCCCTTCGCCTCGGCAAAGACATCCTTGATGTCGTCCATCAGAACCTTCTTCTCTTCCTCCAGCCGCTCGATCCGGTCGATGAACGTCTGCAGTCTGTCGCTCGCAACTCCGCCAACGTCAGCCATCGGTTTTCTCCATATGATTTCGGGTTGAAGCACCCGCGCGGGCTGCGCGGTTCACGGCGATGATCAGGTCTTGCCAGTCACCGCCGGCATTCAGCCAGGCGCGCACCAGTTCGTCGGCGCTGCCCAGCTGAATACCGCCGGCGACTTCGGCGTCGAGGATCTCGATCGCGTTGCCGATGGAGCGGTTGAGAAGGTCTCTGGCATCGGGGCCACGGCGGCGCCCCGAGGCGCTGCCGGCCGCCGTCAGCGCCAGTTCCCGCAGGCTCGCCCGCAGTTCCTCGACACTGACGACGGCCCGGCGCATCTCACGCCACCTGTTCGAGTTCGGTTTCGAACGGCTTGACGACGAAGTCCTCGCCGTCGCTGCCGATCGTGACGCCGTCGATCTTCGAAGCGACTTCCGGCTCGGCCAGCATCGCTTCCTTGTTCACCTCCACCTTCAAGCGGAGGAACCTCTTCTGCAGGCCGAGCGCCTTGATGCTGGTGATCACTTCCTCGACCTTGCGGAGCGTCACGCGCGGCGGGCGGTGGCGCCAGCTGATCTCGCCGGCATGCAGCTTCGCGGTCTTGGTCCGGCCATCGTTGGTCAGTTCCTTCCGGTTCGCCGCCGCCCAGGTCTCCAGCCCCTTTGCGCGTTCGGACATCTGCTCGTCGATCTCCTTCACGCGCTCGGCGTGAAGCGCCTTCATGTTGGCGATGCTCTCGTTCATCTCGGTTTCGATGCGGTCGCGCTCGCGCTGCATCTCGCCGATCTGGCGGATGAACAGGTCCGCCTCGCCGGTGCTCTGCGGGACCGGGATCGGCCGCGCCTTGGTCTTCGTCTTTGCCATCTTTCAGGCTCCTTTCAGGGTGTTGAACCACCAGCGGAGCTGCTGGCGGATGTACCAGGTGAAACCTCGGCGGCGGGTCACCACGCCATCTCCATGCCGTGCGCGACTTCCCGGTTTTCCCGAATGCAGTAGCGGCAGAGGCGGTTGCCGATATGGGAGCTCAGGAAATCCTGCTTGCATCTGAGGCAGGTTCGCTTGTTGCCCGTTCTCCGCAGTGCATCAGGAAACCGGACGTTCTCCGTCACGCGCTGATGTTGAGGGGGACCGTCGGGCCGGTCCTTACGCTGCAGCTCTGCCTGTGCGGTGGCTGCCGACTGTTCCCATTCGGTCAGCACCAGTTTGCGCAGAGATGCCAGCGCGTCCCGGTAGGCCGGGTCGGCGTCCATCCTTCTGGCCACGGAGTAGCATCCGCTCCGGGCGGTCTCGTGGCCACGCAGCCCGAATTGCCGGGAAAGGTGAGGGAACGAATACGAGCCGCTGGAACAGCTGCGCACCAGCCACATGGCGATGTGCCGGGGATTGATGTTTCCGGGCAGCTCGATGCCCTCCATCACATCCTCGCTGGAAATCTGAAGCTCGCGGGCGACGATCGACGCGACGAAGCTGGCGCCGGGATAGAAAGGCTTGCCCATCATGCACCCCCTTTCGGCGGCAGCGCCATGAACGCCTCGATCATCCTGGCCGTCTCCCGGCGTCGGCGGGCATCCGTGATCGGCACGATGTTGTCGCCCCGGAAGTCCGGGAACATCGGATCCGGCTGGGGCACGACACCGGCTTCCAGCATTGCCGCCTGGTCCGAGCAGGCGGCGATCGCCGCCTGCAGGGAAACGATCGCGGCCGGCGTGAATTCGCAGCCGGTCTTGGCATAGCCGTTGAGCTGGCTGGCGATGTTCTTGAGGTCTTCGCTGAGCATATGCGCCTCCTCAGGCCGAGGCGTCGCTGGAGGAACTCAGGTTCCCCCACGCCGCCTTGATGTGCTCCAGGCTGCGGGCCTCGTCGGCGCCGGCCGCGAGCATGGTCGCGAGCTTCATGGTCTTGGTGAGCACGCGAAGCCCGCCCGGCTTGGCGGCGATCGCCTTCAGGAACTGCAGTTCCTTCTTGTCGGTGACCTCCCACGCCGCGAGCAGCAGGCAGACATCCTGCGCCCTGGGCTTGTTCTGAGTGATCCGGTGCCCGATGCGGCTGAACAGCTGCGCGAACCCATCCTTCCGGCTCTCGCCTTCCAGCTTCGAATAGACCGACTGGTTGCCGAGCAGCGCGATCCCGACGCTGTACTTGTCGTAGAGCGCCCTGAGCTGGTCGATCGCCATCGTGTCGAGATGCTGCGCCTCGTCGATGATCAGGAGACCGCCCCGGCCATCGACCTTCCGGCCGATCGCCCGGCTGAGCCTGGTCTGCACCTTCTCGGCCACGTCCATTTCCTCGGCGATCGCCGAGAGCATCGGGTAGGTCGACCGCGAGCAGGGCTCCATCGTGACCATCCAGACGTTGGGATTGCGCGACCGGTACTGCTCGGCCGCGGAGGTCTTGCCGATGCCCGGTCCGCCGGCGACCACGACGATCTCCGGCATCACCTGAGCGAACATCAGGATGTTGAGAACCGCCTCGGCCGTCGGCGTCCTGACGAAGGGCACATCCCGCGGCACGGCCAGCGCTGCCTGTTTCTTCTCCTCGCGGCTTTCCAGCCAGATCAGCACCTCGCCGGCGACCCGGGCGTTGTTGCCGTTGTAGGTTCCGTTGATGAAGGCGTGAAAGGTCGGGTAGGCGACGCCGCTTTCCTTGGCGACCTCGGTGATCGCGCGACCCTCGGTTTCTGTGACGCGCTTCGCGCGCTCACGGATCTCGGCGATCTCCGCATCCGTGTACGCGGCTGTTTCCTTGACGATCTTGTTCATGTAACTTGGTCCTCTTCGTTGGTTCGACAATTGACGAAAAAACAGGGCGTGTGCCGTCTCACCGGCATGCGCCCTAATCCGTCCGGCCTCCCGGATGGATCTTGAGAAGCGCCCTCCCGAGCGCCTGTTCCGTTCTCTCCTGGTCGAAGGCTTCCGGCTCGGCTTCCGCCGCCACCGCCCGCGCCGTGTTGCCCGTGATCAGCCGCACCACCTTGGCCTGCGGCGGCGGCGTCTCCCCGATATCGATGGCCGCGATCTGCCGCGCCGCCGCCGCCGCGCTCATCTGGCTGTCCAGCGCCGCCCGTTCCTTGATGTTCCGTTTGCTTCTCTTCACCAGGCGGGCGTGTTCGCGGGCTTTTCCGGTATCCGCGAATCCGGCGTCCTCGACGCAGTCCGCGAAGGTCACGTAGCCGCCGTCGAGCCGGTAGACATGCGCGCCCGCATGCAGATCGTCCGGGTCGAACCGGATCGTCAGCAGCTCGCCCGCATGCCCGATCAGCTCCTCGCACCAGAACCGGTTCCCGGCGAAGCGGATGAAGCCGCTGTCCCGGTCCGCGCGGATCTGTTCGGATGCCAGCAGCAGCATGCGGAGCTGCTCGGGCCCGGCCCTGCGGATCGCGATATCCTCCCGCGCGTAGCTCTCGGCGAACGCCTGGTCGAAGCTCCTGACCCCGCCGCAGACCAGCGTGCGGCGGCCCTCGCGCATGTTGTGCATCCGGATGCCCTGGTCGACCACCTTCACGAACTCGTCGAGCGGTATCGCCCGCTTGCCGCAGTTCTCCGGCTTGTTCATCGGCGAATTCCCGACATAGGCGCCCTCGAACGCCGGGTGCCGCGCCACGCTGTCGCAGAGATCCCGGAACGCGCGCTCGATCGGCTTCGACTGGCCGCTGTAGGGCAGGGTCCAGTGGATCTCGACATCGAGGGCGGTGAGGATGCCGACCGGGTCTTCCGGCTTCGTCTTGCCCCGGAACCGCGTCGTCGAACCGCCGGTGATCGCCTTCGAGGCGAACGCCCGGCCGTTGTCCATCCAGCAATGGTCCGGAATGCCGTATTCCTCGAACACATCCTTGAAGGCGAGCCGGACCGCGTCGGCGTTCTCCGTCAGGTCCAGCCGCCAGCCGAGGATCTTGTTCGAGTAGAGGTCCTGGATCGCCACCATGATCGGGCGGTCGACCGTTCCGTCCGGCCAGCGGACGGCCACGTCCCATGTGTGTCCGTCGATGTTGACGGCCTCCAGCGCATGGAAGCAGCGCCGGTCGCGCTGCTGCGGCGGGATCAGCTTCTTGATCGCCTCGTTGCCCTGGCGCTTGGCGACGATCGTCGCCCGCGGCAGCTCCTTCTCGATGCGCCGCTTCAGCGTCCGGTATGACGGGATCTGCCAGCCGTTCTCGGCGGCCACCATCTTGAGACGCTCGTAAGAGCTTCTGAAGCTCGGCTTCGACTGCGTCAGCCAGTCCGCCTTGATGTACTCCAGCGCCGCCGGGTCGATCTCGGCCGTCGCCGTCCGCCCGGCATGCACCGGCGCCAGCGCCGGCAGCCAGTCCACGTCGTCGAGCCCGGCGACCAGGTCCATCCAGCTGTAGATCGTCGACGCGCCCACGCCCTTCTGCCGGGCCACCTCGCAGACCGCGTCGTTCTTGGCGACCCCGCCGCGGCGCAGCCGCTTCACGTCGATCAGCGCCTGCAGCCGTTCCTTCGCCTTGCGCTTCTTCGTCTCCGGCTGCCGGTCGTACCAGTCCCACAGTTCCGCACTGCCGCGCCGGGCCGGGTACGGAACCCGCTCGCTCTGCCGGTTCCGCCGCACCAGCACCGCCTGCGCCCGCGACGGCAGCAGGGTGTAGTGATACTCGACCCCGCCGCCGCGGCCTTCCCTCGGCCGCGCCAGCGGATCGCCCGCCACGTTGCGGCGCTCGTCCCAGCCCAGGCGCTTCGCCGCGCGCTTGACGCCGCTCGTGGTAACGGCGACGCCGGGCAGCTTCATCTCGGCCAGTTCGGCGGCGGAGTACCACTCGATCATCGGTCCTCTCCCGGACCGAAGGCCCGCCTGAGCACGGCGCGCAGCCTGCCGAAGAGGGAGGTGATTGCAGCTGGCGCGTCAGGCGCATCGGTCTGTTCGTCCCGAAGCCAGGCGTCGACGATTTTTCTCTGCCGTTTCGGCGTTTCCCTTGAAAGGGCTTCGAGATTTCGTTGATTGTCATCGAACCTGGTGCCGGCCAATCGCCTGAAACTGTCCTCGGTCAGCCGCTCGCCGATCGCCGCATCCCGCTGGATTGATCGTTCCGAGCAGCCGGACCGCACCGCCATATCCCGGTACCAGTCGCTCAAAGTGCCACCGGTGGCACTTTGCCCCTTCGCCTTGCCGCTACGGCGGTCGCCGCCGTGTTTCGCGGTCGGATTCGCCGACATGTAGATCCGCTTCAACTCGGCGAATTGCCGGCACCGCTCAAGTTTCGTCAGCCTCACGGCTTCCTCCGCGCCGCGCGCAGCGACAGTTCGAACTCGCGGTTAAGCTCGTCGGCCATCTTCGCCGCCTGTTCCCGGCGGTCCGCATCCATCCCGACCTTGATCCAGTCGAGGTAGCGGTTGTCCGCGACGACGTGGTTGAACATCTCCGCGCCCATCTGCAGCAGCCGGACGTCGCCGGTCGCGTGCATCAGCGCCAGCAGCCGCAGGTAGGGGATCGAGTGATCCTCGCGCGCCTCGCTGGCATAGGCGTTGAGCATGTTCACGCTCACCTCCTCGCCGAGCCACGCGCTCATGGCCTCCGCGATCTCCTCGCGGCTGCCCGCCGCTTCCTTCAGCGTCTCGGAAACCGCCCGCGCGATGCGGGACCGCAGACTCGCGGTGCGCACCCGTTCCTCGTCGTAGCGCCGGACGATCATGGGCGGCTCCCAGTCGAGCAGGTCGAGCGTCCGGTCATCGCCGCGGACCTTCACCATCACGCCGCGTCCTCCGCCCGGATCACGCGGTAGCCGCGCTCGGCCATCGCCTGGGCCAGGTCATCGGTCGGTATCGCCTTGATGAAGCTCCGCCGCACGTAGGCCGGGGCCCGGTTCCAGCGTTCCACCAGCCGGCCGAGCGCCTTCTCCTCCTCGTCGTCCTTCCGGCCGGCGCCGCCGTCCAGTTCGTCGATCGCTTCCGCGACGCTGCCGGCCGGGTCGGTCTTCCGGAACAGCGCGTCGAGGATCTTCTCCTGGCGCTCCGGCCCTTCCTTCGAGAGCAGTTCGAGATCCCGCTGGTTGTCGTCGAACTCGGTGCCGGCGAGCCGGGCGAAACTGTCTTCCGTCAGCCGCTCCCCGATCGACGCCTCGCGCTTGATGGAGCGCACTGCCCGGTCCGACCGCAGCGCCACCTCGCCGTACCACTCAGCCAAAGTGCCACCGGTGGCACTTTGCTCACCTGCTATGCCGCTGCGCCGGTCGCCGCCGCGTTTCGCGGTGGGGTTCGCCGCCTGGTGGATGCGCTTCAGCTCGGCCACGAACCGGCAGCGTTCCAGCTTCGTCAGCTCGTTGCGCGCCAGGTTGTCCATCACTTCCAGGCGGCGCAGCGCCGCCTCGTCGCCGTCGACCTCGATCGCGTCGATCATGGCGTCGCCGATCTCGGCGACCGCCGCCAGCCGGTGCGCGCCGGCCACCAGCCGCCACCGCATGCGGCCCTCCAGCTTCACCACCTCGACCGGCTGGCGCAGCCCGTCCCGGCGGATCGAGCGCACAAGCCCCTCGACCGCCTGCCAGTTGACCGGGCGCAGCCGCCCCGTGCTCTCGATCGCGACGACCGGGATCTGGATGACCTTCATTCATAAGCTCCGTAATGCAGGAAATGCAGGCGGGCCGCCTCGCGCTTTGCGATGACAGCCCGCCCCGTCTCCCCTACCATCGGCGCTGGCACACAACCGAAGAGGAGAGAACCCGTGAGTGACGATGGAATGGACGAGATGTTCCAGACCGGCTTGATTGTCTCGATGGCGACAACCAAGGCATTGATAGCCCGACGTATCATTTCCGTGGACGATCTGTTCGAGCAACTGACCGTCATGAGGCGGGCAGTCCAGGGCCATGCTGGAATGGAACGTCGCATCGATGAGGCAATGGAGTCCGTGCGAAGCTTGTAGGTCATTCGGATAGACCGAGAATAAGACGGCGAAATGCATCGGCCCGGGCGGCCTCCGGCAACGGAACGTCGCCCGGGCGAGCGCCGGGAAAACCGAGCATCTTTCTGAAGAGTTCGGCATGGCTCCCCTCGGCGGCCGTCGGGCAAGCCACATCACCGGACACCGACTCGGAAAGTCCAAGAATCTTGCGAAGGGCTTTGACTTGGCCTGCTTTACCGTTCCGGACGCCTGCGGCGCCCACTTCTGCGCGATATTCCGCACAGGGCTGGTTTAATTGCGCAGTTTTGTCGGCTGAATATGGACGATTGTTCATGCCGCCCTCCTTTTTTGACAGTGACCGGCTTCACGCTCCCGCCTATAGTTCGTCATCGGTTGAGGACGCAGGCGGCGGCCCGCGGAATCGTACCGGCTGGGCCAGATTTCTTCCGGCCGCATCTTCAGGATGCGGGCCAGGATCGTCTCGCCCACCCGGTGCGGAACCCGGATCGCCTGGGAGATTGTGCCGAGGGGAAGGCTGTGGGCCCTGTCCACGTCGTACAGCGACGTGACGCCCGCCTTCTCCAGCTCGTAATGGAACCGACCGCGGCTCCAGTCCTTTCCCTTCGCCATTCCCGTCCTCGACCTCTGACGCCGGCGCTGCAACGCCGGCTTTTTGGGGGTGTGTCTTTATGCGAACGGGTAAAAGAATGTCTATATACAAACAGGAAATCAACCAAATTCGAACCGCACATGTTTATAAACAGTCTTTTTTTTGGCTAAATAAAAATACGCTTTTTGTCTCAATGACTTATCGGAAGGTTGGCCCAAATTTCCGGAAATTCGACCTAGGACAATGTTGATATGGTCGGCAGTGAGGGCCTTGTAGAACGAATAATTCAGCTGATCGGGGATGATTCACGAGCGGCGTTCGCGAGAAAGTGTGGTCTCTCAATGGGCGCTCTTAACAATTATCTGAACGGTGGTGTTCCTGGCGTGGATAAAGCACTGGCAATCGCGAATGCCTGCAATGTCGAACTTGAATGGCTGGTTACCGGTAGAAATCCTCCATCCCGCTCATCTGATGAACAGTCGAATTTCGTTGGGATTCCGAGGTATGATGCGGAACTCTCGGCAGGCTCGGGTTCCTTCTCTGAACGGGCCGAATTGCTCGACCATATCCCCTTCACGCGCGAATTCCTGCTGCGCAAGGTCGGGCGGAAGAGCGCGGAAAACCTTGCCGTTCTGGAGGTGAGGGGGGATTCGATGGAACCGACCATCGCCGACGGCGACCTGGTCCTGATCGACCGGCAGAAGCGCAAGCTCGCCGATGGCATCATGGCCTTCGTCCTCGATGACGTGGCCTATGTGAAACGCATCCGGTCCTTCCTCGACGAGATCGAGATCATCAGCGACAACCGCGAGGTCTACCCGCCGCAGATCCTGCCGCGCAGGGAGCTCGACCGCATCCACATCATCGGCCGCGTGCTCTGGTGCGGCCACATGTTCCCCCACTGATTAAGAGATGTCTGAGAGCGGACCCGATGGTTTTAAGAACCGCCGCCGCCGCTCCGGTTTCAAATGGCAAACCCCGCCCCGGCCCTCCGGTTTACTCCAGAATCAAGTGGCAAACCGCCCGGAGTCAAAAATGCCCGAAACCCGCAGCATCCCGCCATATCCGAACAAATCCGCCCAAGTCCGGGTTACTCTAGATTCAAGTGTCCCCCTACAACCGGATTGCGCCCTCCGGGCGCGATAGATCCCGGCAAGGCACGGGTTCAGCCGCTTACCCATGTTGCCAGAGCCCATCCGTGTTTATCTGTGTTCAT